CCGTGTTGATGTGCGCCACCCTGTCGGCCAAGCCGATCACGCCGCCGTTGATCTTTTTTGTCATGCCTGTAAAGTCTTTGGCGTCTGCCTCTTTGTTCAGGCCGCGCTTGTTCCAGTACCAGGCTGCTGTCAGGGCGGCGTATTCTTTGGTCAGCACAAGGTCGGGGTCAGCAATAAAATTCACGCCCAAGGCGTCTGAGGCCAGCCGGTAGTTGTCTTTGCCGGTCAACTGGATCAGGCCACGGCCACGGTACTTCCAGCCATCGCCCTCATCTAGGTTGCCCATCCGGCCAGAATAGACCTTGTTGGCAATCTTCTCAGGCTGGCGGTGGTAGGGCTGCGCCTCAGATTCAGACGGGAAACGGCTGGGCCATGTGGCGTTCAACCCCTTGGCGCTGTAGTTCAGGTTTTCTTGCAGAGTCTTGAAGTTGGCTGACTCATGGGCGCACTGGCCGATAAACGCAGCTTGGCGCTCTGGTGTGTTGATCTCAAAGCGCTCAAACGCCGCTGTCAGTGCATCAAGCCATGACGGGTCGATGTGCATTTCGACAAGCTGGTCTTCGGTCATTTCACTGGCCCTGCCTTAGAGAGTAAATCGGTCTTGGCTTGTGAGCCAGCGCTGCTGCCAAAATAATAAGCAACTATTCCTGTCCAAGCAGTAGACAGACTGCCCAGCATCATCAGGATGGTTGGATTATTTCCATCCACTTTTCCGATCATCATCATAATTAGAATACTAAAAAATCCAATCGTAATGATTGCAGCCAGCGCAGGCGGCACGATTGATCTGGTGGTAGCCTGCATCTCCCGTGCTGACTTCCTGTCCTCGACCTCTAGTTTTTCAAAGTTGAGGCCAAGTTCTTGCGCCTGTTTCTGCAACTCAATCTCGGCAATCTTGACTTGAGCAATCTGCTCTGCTGACAGCTTGTTGTTGGAGATCAGGTCGCCCACCTTGTCGGGGTCAACGCCAATCGCTTTGCTGATGGCAGACACTGCCATGCCAGCCAGTGGGCCACCCATTGCCGTAGCAATCGTGGGTGCAATTTGTTTAAGCCAATCCATTACTGCTTACTCCTTGAAAGCATTGTTGCGGCAATTTGCAGCATTGCACGGGTGCTGTCCATGTCTTCGGGCTGGGTAGCCCAGCCGACTGTGATCTGTCCGACAAAGCGCCCAGCCTCTGGTGGCACTGAAATGCGGCATGTGTAGGCCACACCCTTGGCAATATACCAAAGCCCCATTTCACTCTGCGCTGACTTGTACTCACCGCATGGAATCTCGCTGGCCATCAGCTTGACCACATCGGCATTGTTGGCAGCGTTCTGGGTAAACAGGCCGACATCCAGCCCGTCATTTGTTTTGTCCCTGCCGTTCTTCCCATAAGCCCGATACAGGATGCGCGTGCCAAACATGCTGTTGACCTTGAACACCGCCACCACCAGCGCACCAGACTGCTTGAACAGGTGCGCCGCTGCATCCTCCACCCTGTCCTCTGCAATCGTTGGGATCTTCTTAGACTCTTTGTAAGCGCCAATCAGCAGCTCTTGGTTTGTATATACAAAATACCCTGCAAAGGTGAGCACGGCCATCAGCACCAATGCGAACAGGCGAAACGGTGATGTGACGAAAGCCAATACCTTGTCCACCAGTGCCAAGCGTTCATCTGCCATCAGCACTTACCTCCGCATGCATCACCTGAAAGATCAGCCAACCCATATTTAAATTTCCTACAGAGGGGTTTTAGAAATAATGAAATCTACGATTCTTTTGGAGTCATTGACAGGCAAGATGTAGAGCAGGTCTAAGAACCAATCAATTGCAAGAGCAGCAGCGCAGCACTTGATGAAACGATCAGCCCCAAGTCGCCAGTCATCGCCAACATCAAACCACTTGAGTAGACCGAACACATCAACCGCACCTTCCTGTTTTTTGGCAGAAGTCTATAAGTTCGCCTACGCTAAAAATTGCAAAGACCGCTACAAGAAAAATAAACACTACGGCAAAAGCAATCTCAACAATCTCTTGTTCTTTTTCTTTGCGCTTCTTCTCATCTGCTTTGGCTTGTCTTGCAAGGTGGGCGTCTTCCCTGTCCATCTCCGCAGCTCTAGCCTTGATTCGATTCCAGGTCAAAATATTTCCGGTCTGCATATACAAGAGTTCAAGCTCTGATTCCAGCTTGGCGGTCTGCATGAGGCAGTTTTCGATCTGCATTGCCACGCCAAAGTTGGACTTGTTGCCTGACCGCTTAGTCTCAACCATCGCCTTGGTGGCCTGACTTTTGGCGTCATACATGCGGCCAATCATCACGCCCAACCCGCCCAGATCGTTGGCGACTGCCGCTGCCTTCTTTACAAGCCCTATGGCACTTTGCAGGCCAGCGAGGGCCGTAATCGGGTCGATCACGATTTCTTCTCCCGCCATTTCAAACACCATACCAAGAGCCTATCAGATGACCATGACCACCTGACGCATTCATAAACTGGGGCCGGTGCTTGCGCTGCTGGCGGTGGTGGCGGCAGCGCGTCCATGATTACATGAGGATTTTCTTGAACATCTCGGCAGCAAATCCTGGCCCGAGCAGCGTGACAGCAATCAGCGCATAGAGGATGTACTCAATACGGCTCATGCGCTTGCTGCCTGATTCAAAGCTCTTTTGAATGTTCTCGTACCTGATCGCACAAATCTCTTCGTGCGTAGCTAGCTTGGCATCGGTGGCGTCTATTTGGCTCATGCTGCCTCAAGTGCGGTGATGCGGGTTGTCATTTCATTTTCCTTAACAGGCCATCAGTACGCAAGGCACACAGAATGAGCCATCTGCGTATGTGCAAGTGACATGGGTTGATGTGACCTTGGCAACAGTCTTAGACCGCACGATGTCATCGCCTTGTGGCTTGGCAGTGCCGTCACCAGCAGACATAAGCAGATCACCACGGGCAACAGTTGTGCCTTGAGCAATGCGGATAATCATGTCGCCCGTCATCGCCATGTTGATCTCGTCTACATTGTGGGCATCGTCATGCGTCCAGTTGACAAACACGCCAGCAACATTGGCATCGCCTTCAACATCAGACACCTTGACCTTGTTTAGCTGCTCGTTGTCTACAGGGTTGCCATCAGCGTCTGTGTAGACATTCATCTCGTCCAAGTTGGACAGCACAGTGCCTTTGACCAGCGTATCGTCTTTTGGTGCTGTGGTCTGCGCCCAGCGTGACAAGTGACCACCGTTGTAAGACACAGTTGTGCCTGAAACAGAGATGCTTCCTTCCACATTGTTGTCTTGCCTGAATCGGACTAAATCACCATCGTTTGTATTTCTGTTAATGTTCATACATTCTGAACCACTAACTGTCACATCGGTTTGGCCTGATTGTAGAGTTTGAAACCCAACAACAGCTATATCATCTGTGGTCTTCGCAACTAATAAAGTTCCCGCTGAAGTTATTCTGGCTCGTTCTGTTGTTCCGTTTTCTCCGTACCATCTACAAGAGCCGTCATACTCCATTGCTTGACGAAGTGTTACACCGCTTGCGCCAGCTACATAGGCTCTCCATGAGCCGTAATTACCCCCAGCCCGACCAGCAATAAATCTAGATGCTACGCCTGATTCATAGTCAACAATAGTGCCGTCTCTTGCAATGGAAGTCGCAATTGAAGTTGCAATAACCGCGCCAGAAACAGTCAGTTTTTCTGTAGGCGAACTCGTCCCAATCCCCATATTCCCCGCGCTGTCAAACCTTGCAACCTCCGCACCACCCTCACTAAAGCCAATGGTGTCAGCCGCAGGGAAGAAGATGCCGGTGTTGGTGTCGCCTGTGGTGGTGATGGAAGGTGTGCCTACTGCACCGGCTGGGAATACAACACCACCAGTGCCTTTAGGTGTAAGTGCAATCCCAATGTTTGTATCGCCGCCTGTAGCAGATAACGCTGGTGCGCCACCAGTGGCTGCATTGGCCAGTGTCAACTCGTTCACAGCAGACGCTGTGGCGGTCACCTTCAGCAACTCGTTGCCGTTGGTGTCAATGACATCGCCAACCAGCTTCAGGCTCTTACCAGAACCAATGTTCAGGCCGACACTTGTACCCGTACCGGCTGCTGCAAAGATCGCATCCACCGAGTCCAGGTCGGTGTTGATCTTTGTCCCCCAGGTGTCTGTCGATGCGCCTACCTCTGGCTTCGTCAGCAGTAGGTTGGTGGTGGTGGTATCTGCCATGATAAGTCTCCGTTAAATGGATGTCCAAGTCTCTGAATTATCAACGATTGCGACCCATGTTTCTGCACTGTCGCTGATCGGTGTGTAAGTTTCTGCGCTGTCCGGTATCGCACCCCAGCCAAAGCCAAAGATGATGCCGACAGACCCTGTGGCGCTGTTGCCTGTCAATGCAATTGTGATGACATTGCTGACACTGCCGACTGCACCCGCTGCGCCATTGCCTGTGATCGCTTGGAATGTGATGACCTCGCTGGGCATCGTCTCCACAGCACCTGTGGCCACATTGCCTGTGACCGCCTTCGTGCTGGTGACACTGACAGAGCCGACAGAGCCTGTGGCCGTGTTGCCGGTGGCAGCGAATACAAGACTCGGGGTAACGCTGTCAACTGCACCCGTGGCAGCATTGCCGGTGACTGCGTTTGTCGAGGATATTGATACAGAGCCAACAGCACCTGTGGCCGCATTGCCGGTGATGGCAAGGGATACAGTCAGCCCAACTGTGCCGACATTGCCTGTGGCAATTGTCCCGTCCTCTTGGATTGACCTGTCGGCAAGCAAGTTACCAGCAGCACCAGTCGCCTGGTTGCCGCTGATAACAACATTGCCTATGCCATAAGCACCAAGGCCGTAGTAGCCCGACCCATAAGCAGCCATGCTGCTGCCCCTTTAAGCCAGCCGGATCAGGCCGGTGCTGGCATCATTGGTTGGCATGGTCAGCGTGAATGTGCCAGCGGTCACTGTCTGTGATCCAAAGGTGTGGACGCTGACCGCCTTGTTGCTTTGCGTGCTGTTGTAGATCAGGACAGCATCAAACGCTGTAGACAGAGTGACAGCAGAGTAAGTGATGCTGGCGCTGGGGGTCACAAAGGCTGTCGTGCCGCTGGTGCTTGGCGCAGTGCCAAAGGTCACTGTGACGCCGCCGGCAGTGTAGCCAGTGCCACTCACTTCATTGGTGGCGCTGTACGCTGTGGTGGCCGCGTTGACAGTGGCAGATGCCAAGTACAGCGCAGCCTTAAAGGTGTCGGCAGCAGTAGAGCCACGGGTCACGCCCGTGCCAAAGTTGTGATGACCGACCAGCAGTTCACCTTTGAAACTTGTACACATTGCCTGAGTGTTAGCCATGATCTATTTCCTTAAATTTGTTCAGTGATGCTGATCAAGGCCAATGTCTTTGCGGCACTGGCCGAGCCTTGGTTTGAAACGCCTTGGCGCGTGGACAAACGGGGCTATGTCGGTGAGGATGTCTTTTTCTGTCAGAAAGCAGCGGCTGCTGGCTTTAAAATATGGATTGATCACGATGTCTCCAAAGAGATTGGCCACATCGGGACTTTTGAATTCAAGCATGACCACACCTGGGTGATGAAAG